GTCCTTCACCAGCAGCGCAGCGTCAGCAGAAAACATGGGAACGGTGCAGGTGCCGTAGCCCGGTGAGTTGAACTCATCCACAAACTCGCTGGTTAGTGACTGCGACAGCGTGCCCTGGTAGGTCTGGTTGAGGGGGTCGTAAACGTCAAGGCGCAGGTGGGTCACAGCCACGCCGCCTTGTACGCCATCGTCACGGTGCCGCCGCCAGTGACGACGAGGGTGTTATTGCCGGGCTTGAGAGTGAGCCGAGCGAGGCCGGGGTAGGCGGAGTTGGTGACCCGCTGCGACCCCGCGCCAATGGAGTAGGTGAGGGTGATGTCCTGGGTGGGGGCGTCGCCGTTGACATTGACGACCGTGGTGCCGGCCAATGCCGTGCCGGGGGTGTACGCCGACTCATACCAGAAGCCGTCCATGAGCTGCACGTCGAAGGCGACGCGAGCGACCCGGTTAGACAGCGCCTCGGACTGCTCAAGGCCGCCGAGGTAGCGGGCCGTCGCCGTGTGCGTCGGGGTGCCCGCCGTGTCCAAAGTGCGAGACATGGTGAAGACGTCCCCGCCGTTGAGCACGAGGGAGCCGAGGCTCTTGAGGTTGGTCTGCATCGCAGGCCGAGTCGAGCCCGCCACAATGCCGCCGAACGTGACCACACGCGGACCCCACCACGGGGTCGCGGCGATAGCGCCGGTGCGGCCCGGCACCGAGTAGTCGTCCTGGCGCAACGGCGCGACGCCGATGTTGCCGTCAATCACCTGGAGGTGGGTGAGGAACGTGGTGACGTCGGTCGCGCCAATCTTGTACGTCTCAGCCATTCACGCCTGCCAGGAAGGCCGCGCGACGCAGCGCACGGGGAAGGGACACCTCGGCCGACTCACCGGGCGCGGAGACCACGTTGATGGTGCCGATCTGGAAACCGCCCGCGGAGCCACTCACTCCAGGCGTCATGCCCGACAAAGGATTGATGCCACGGTTGAGCTGCGAGAATAGGTCAGCGCCAAATGTCTGAACTGCGGATCGGCGCATGACAAACTCGCCAGGCGTCAGCATGGCTGGGACCGTGTCAGAGCCACGGCCTACCGCACGTCGACCAGTGATCAGGCCGCCTGCGGCTGGGTACTCCTGAGTATCGCGCTTGTCCGAACCGATGAACCGATACTCAGTCGTGATCGTGACCGTCTTACTCTTGAGGGCGTCAAGCTGCGCCTGCAACCCGGCCACATCTACTCCGGCTTCACGCAGGTCATCAATCAACGCCTGGAAAGGCTCAAGAAGCAGAGCACGAGTACCAGCGTCCATCTTCGTATTCTTGAAAGCATCAGCCAAACTGCCAAGGCCTTGGCTAGCAACTGAGGCCTTTCCTGCGAGGTTGCCCTGAGTCTCAGCGTAGGAAGCCGTGCGCTCAATCAGGCCCTTGAGAAGCGTGAAGTTTTCCTCACCCTTCTCGCCAAAGATATTGACTGGCGTGTTGGACTTCTTGAATGCCTCACCGACCTGATCAATGGCCTGACGAAATGCGACTACTTGATCCGTCTTGTCAATGGCAGCGGCAAAGAGATCAAACTTGCTGGCCGCCTCTTCCGCATCCTCGCCAGACTGCGTGACCTCACTTCCAAGGTCGTTGACGTAGGTCACCGCGTCACGGCTGGCATTAGCGGTGCGGACTACGGCATCTTGGTACTCAGAGTGCTTGTCGGCCACCGTCTCGAATTCGACACCGGTGTTCTCTAGATCCCGACGCAAGCTGCTGACCCACTCAAGAGGCGACGGGTTGAAGGTTTTGATGGTCTGCATGAAGGTGACGAAGCCGCTGTCGGCCTCACCAGTCTCAGACTTGAGCAGGCCCATGATGTCGGCGAGGTCGCCCAGGCCGTTGACCTGAGTGGCGACCATTGCGCCCAGGCCTTCCATTGCTGGCTCAAGAGACTCGATGGCGCTCGTCAGGTCGCGGGTACCTTCCTCGCCACCTTGGAGTCCGTTGAGGAATCCGGTGCCGAGGCTTTCTTGCAACTCGCCGAAGGCAACGCCTAGCCGCTTGAGGCGCCCTTCAAAGGTGTTGGCTGCCTTGGCGGCCTGCCCGCGAAAGACGTCGTTGAGTTCAGCGGTGACTGTTCTCAGGTCGCCTGACTTGACCGCGGCCTCGGAGAGGGGAACGCCTAGTCGGCGCAGCGCGGTGGTCTGTCCGTTGGCTGCCTTAGCCAGGGCCATCGTGACGCTACTGAGGTCGCGCCCTGAGCCAGCGGATACGTCCAGTGCCAGCGACATGAGCCGCTGCGCTTGAGCGGCGTCACCTGTGGCGTTGACGAGCGTCGTCATGGCTGGGCGCAGCTGATCGTCGGCCACTCCCGTGGCTCGCGCCATGCCGTCAATAAATGACTCAACGCTGTCAAGGGCCATTGACTGGTCGACGTTTGCCAAAGCCTGGGACAGTCTGGCGATGGCCGCTTCTTCAGCCGCCGCGGCCTTGACCGCGTCAACACCAAACTTGACTGCGAACGCGGCAGCGGCAGCGCCAGCGAGTGCAAGATTGGGTGTCAGTTGGTTACGGAAACCGCTAGCCAACTGAGCGATGGGGCCCTGAGCTTTCTTGGCGGTGCGGTCCATGCGCTGCAAGTCGCGGATGGCGGCCTTGAGCTGCTTGTCGGTGTAGGTGGCACCGACGATGATGTTGATGCCCTTGCCTGACCCTGACATGGTCGCCATTAGGGCATCCTCCTGTTAACTTCCTCAACCGCGCTGTCGCAAGCCTTCTTGAGGCTTGCCATGACCTCGGGGTACTTGTTGGCAATGGCGGCGCGGGCGACGCGGCCTTCTTTCTTGCCTGACTTGACAATGGGAGACCAGCGGGCGTTAGCCATCTCGACGAGCTTTTCGCCAGGCGTGGTTTTCACTTTTAGGCCACGGCCCAGAGACTCAGCAAAACTGGCGATTGCTGGTGGGCTGGAGTTTGTTGAGACTGTGATGGTGGTGCCGCGTCGGCGGAAGGATGTCTGAACTGGCGCCCAACCGGGCCAGCCTGCACCGCCACGGCTGCCGCGCGCTCCTGAGGTTTCAACCCACCCGGACACGGGCGGCTTACTAGGCGCTAGGTTCTGCGCCTCCGCCATAATGTCGCGGCCCACATCTGAAATGTCTCGGCCCACTTGCCGTGCAACCGTAGGCTCAAGAGATCGCAACGCCTTCAGAGCTTGATCCGCCCCAACAACCCGTACCGCCGAAGCCTTAGCCATAGGTCAACTCCTCCGGCTTTGGTTGGCACGCCAAGTCAAATACTTGGACATGGTGAAGATCATGCGATCAGACTCCGCTAGAACTGCGGACGGTGATAGCCCGTACTCATAAGCCAAGTGGACGATCAGCCAGTGAGCGTTGTCGTCCCCTCCAAAGGGACGATGTTGGCCTGCCCAAACTCCACGTTGTCGACTGACTCAAGCCAGGCATCAAATGTGGCACTGGTCTTGCTTGTGCGCATGAGTGAGTGCCACGCAAGCCAGCAGGCGTCGGTGAGGCGGAAGTCGTCGGCGAGGCGGGCGATGGAGCGGTCGTGTGCCTGCTCAAAGGCCACCTGGTCGGCGACGGAGGCCGTGGCCTCCGCCGCCGTGCCGTCGGCGTAGGTGATGGTGAACTGGATGCGCAAGGGATTCTCCTAGGCCTAGAACGTGCCAGCGGTGGAGCGGCTGATTTCGCCGACGGCGGGCCACGTCACATCAAATGTGGTGAGGTCGCCGACCTGCCCATTCACGGGCGTCTGCTGGGAGCAGAGGACCGGGATGGTGTACAGGGGCGCGGTAGACGTCGCGGTTCCCTGGGTGCTGCTGGTGCCCGCGAGGATGACCACGTTGGCCGTGCCACCGAAGACGCCAGCAAGAGTGGCGCTGACGCTGGAGGCGTCGTAGTCCTGGTGCAGGCTGATGGTGACGGATGCGTCCTTGAGGCCAGCGATGCGGCTGCGTGCAGCCTGGCCGAACGCCGTGGTTTCGATCTCGTCAACAGTCTCAGTGACCTCAACGCTTGCGATGTTGGTGGTGAGCTCGGTGCTGCCGACCTTCACCCTGATGTTGCGCCCGATGAATTTTGCCATTCTGGTTACTCCTTAGCCGGCGGCAATGACGGTGACCGAGAACTCGGCCGTGTGGTAAGTGACGTCCCCAATGGCGAGCGAGCCCTGGTTGGTCATTTCTGTGACTCGACAGTCCAAGGCTTTGCCCCCGAGGGTGCGGTCGCCTTCGACTGCCGCCTTCACCGACGCGCTACCACTAGAGGCGCAGTAGGCGTCGAGGTTGGTCTGCGATGCCCGGTCAGCCACGCGGCCGACGATGAGCATGATGGTGAACTGGTACTCGTCTGACCCGCGCCCGAAGGCGGTGTCGTACTGGATGCGGCCTGGCATCACGACCGCGACGGGGGGTTGCGGGTTGTCGGGAATGTAGGCCGAGGACCGCAGGCCGGTGATGGTGGCGAGCCTGTTGGCGAGCCCGGTGCGTAGGTCGGTGAGCGCTGTCATGCGACACCGTTGACGCGGCGGTAGCCCTCGACCAGCTGCACGACGTCCGGGTCAAGGCCGCGGCTCACCCGCATGATTCCCATGTCGCCGAAGCCCGCCACGCCAAGGGGACTCTGCAAGCGGCTGAAGATCCTTGACGACTGGAGGATCGTGGCCTGGGTGACCGTGACCGGGATGTTGGGCCATCCGAAGACAGCGCGCACCTTGATGGAATTCTCCGGCCCCGTGGGGAACGAATAGTCGCCGATGGCCCGGATGCGGGTGAACGGCCACACAACGCCGCCGAGGTAGTCGTTGATGGGCTCGGGCTGGGCGTCGCCCTGCCCGCCGGCCGTGCCAATCGTCCAGGTCGTGTCGTACACGCCGTCCAGGCCGGTGGACGTTTCGACCTGGGCGATAGAGCGGGCGTCGTCAATCTGCACGACGTAGGGGTTCTCGGTGGAGTAGTAGCGGGTGACGGTGCCGGCGTTGATGAAGTTCCTGCCGCAGTAGGCGTCGATCAGTCGGGAGGCGGACTCAACAGCCATCTCAAGGAGGGCGTCGTCGGTGGCATCGCCGGACGGGATGCGCAGCGCAGACTTGATCTGCGCCAGGGTTGCGTAGCCGTTAGCAATCGCCACGGTCAGCCTCCGATTTCGTAATGCTTCCGCATCCAGTCGACGGTCAGGGGAAGTCCCTGAGCGAGCCTCGTGCGCGGGTTGTGGTGCAGCAGAGCCTTGGCCTTGGAGATATCAGGCTTCTTGCTCGTCACGTTGTGCTTGTCCAGCGGCAGCCGGTTCACCAAAGACGGGTGGGCGCCCGTGACCTCAAGCAGCATGTTTGCCATGTCCTCAACGCTGACGTACTCGTCGCCGCCGACGTTCACGGTCTCGCCTGGGGCGAAGCTCGTGGCGGCGTTGGCGAGCGTCGCGATGAAGTCGCCCTGGTACATGAAGACCCGGTGGTAGTTCTCATACACCGTGATCGGCTTCCCCGTCAGTAGCCGGTAAGCGAAGAGGCAGACGACTGAGCGGTAATCGTGATAACGCTCG